CTCACAGGTAGCACATGGTACCAAGACCATGATGAGAATCGACAGAGACCACACGCGACGCTTTGCCAGCTTGGCTGATCAGTGCTCTGCAGCACTGGGCGTTGCCGCAAGCGCTGTTGCACAAGGCGCCGACCCATTTGTCTCTTACATGATGGCATTATGGGTCAGTGCTATGGAACTATACAAGGCAGTGCCTGAAGCGCAAAACTTGTCAGCTTTAGATACTGTGCTAGTCATGATGACCCCGCCCGGGATGAACGGACTCGGAATAAGACCTATTACGGCGGTGTACGCTACCGGAGCCAATGACCAACTGACTTGGTTCATCGAGATAATGTGGCAGTTTTGTCAAGTGGTTGCGGACAGTGGAGCAACTAGCAAGTTGATGGCAATACTTGACCAGGAGCCACACACACCCAGCAGTATAAGTGCCTTCAAGAACCCGTTCGCATACAGTGTCAAGACCCACAGAAGCGCAACCACTGCCCTTAGGAGGTCCTTTAGAGAAGCAGCTAGAGCCAGGGGTATGGCGGAGCCTTTCAAGTCGCTTGACTTGGTAGGTGACTCAGATGAGCTGGCTGATGCAGTCGATGACATCCTCAAAGGTGGCCAGTATGAGGCTGCCCTCTTAGAGGAGGTGGGCTCGTGTATGCCAGACTCGTTCGTGGACGAAGTGCTTGCAAGAGTCGACAAAAGCGAACTAATCGCAAACTTGCTCGGATCCAGGGGCATTGGGCTACTGAGAAGAAAGGTTAGGGGCTGTGATAGTGCAAATATCAGGATGCTAGTCGACACAATAGTCACGGCTGCAAAGTGCGACGATAAGGTTGGACCAGTTGGGTCTTTTGCATACGCCTATGGCATGAGAGACCGGATGTTCAAGCAATCCGGCTACACTATCCTCAACCATACGTACCCATGCCCATACTCACTCTGGGCCTTCTCCGGAGAAGTAGATCTAGACAGTGCAAGATCTGTCAGGTTAACCACACTTAGCTTTAGCGAAGACAGGATGCACAAGACTGTCGGTAGCTCTGGTAAGAACCTCTATGACTCCTCTCTGCACCACATTGGTTATAAGGGGTACAGATCAGTTGCTGCCACAGTGCAGTCGGAGTTGAGAGTGGCCTTGTATAACCCAGTCAGAAGAAAGATCGCATCCGGCTTAGCCGCATTCAGGTGGGCTGAGTCACATGGTGTGCACTACG